GAAGGCCCATATATTCGTAAGTTAAATTTTCGTCTGAAAAAATGTCAGTCAAACCCTTTAGTATATTTTTTAGGTATGGACGTACGTCAACGGTATATCTTACCTTTGGAGGGTATACTTTAGCGTTAAACTGTCTATGACAAATTGTCTCATCTCCGACCTTAATGAATAGGTTGAAGTTTTCAGCATCGCTGGTCATTGATGTGTTTAAGACGTTTTCGTCTTCAATTATTTGGTTCATATTATCAACCATATAAGTCACTGTTCTCATTTTTAAGTCGTAACTTAAATCATTTTTAACGTCTTTAATAAACTCTGTCAACTCTAAAGAGTTTTTAGCCCTTGGGTTAAACCCTTTAACATTGTAGAATCGTTGAACGATGATTCTGTCATTTAGAGTTAATAAAAACTCCATCTTGGTGATGTCTTGTTCTCTCATTTTTTGTTTTATTTATTTGTATTGTAATTTCTTTTTTCTTTTCTCGTTAGTTTCATAAACGGAGTTAAGAAGTTTATCCAAGCGTCATCTGCATTTGGTAGGTATTTGAAAAGTCCGTCTTCCATCATCTTCTTCATCAAGTTTTTATACCCCCGACCGTCAGGGTCTAAACTTTCTCGATAATATAATTCAACCAATTCTTTAGCCTCATCTGTTATTAAAGGGTTTGACAAATCTACGATTTTTTCATTTATCTCAAAGAATTCATTTCCATAAATCCCTGTTTTTGTTTTCCCCGTCAACAAGTTATTTAATGCGGTATTGTTTTTGTCCGTTTCAAATAACGTTTGAGCCTTTGTTAAAATATCGGAAACATTTACCGTACTTTCAAGTAACTCAGGAAATAATTTAACCAAAGTTTTCTCGCCCAAGTAATAGATACCGTCTATGTTATCGGATTTATCTCCCGATAATATCTTATAAGTCTTAATATTTTGATGTGGAAATTCATAATGATAAATTTTAATCTTATCACCATTTTGATACATCGTCTTAGTGTTTGGGGAGTAGATAGAGACACGTTCTGATATTAATTGTGTTAAGTCCCTATCCCCTGAAAAGATTGTCTTATTTTCGTCAGGAGACACTTGACAATAATAAGCGATTAAATCATCCGCCTCGTTATTACCAATGTCTATCTGTCGTACGAACATCTCTTCCAAATATTGTTTAACTCTTTCTTTCTGTTTAGTAAAAGAATCTTGTTTAAACTCATTCGGTTCTGAATGTCGATTTTCCTTGTATTGTGGATATATTAATTTTCTTGTAGATGAACTACTTTCACCATCCCAAAATACAACCACTTTATCGTAGTTATATTTTTCTATGAATTTACGTAAGGTATTGATAAAGTGCCAAATACCTCCAACGTGTTCTCCTTTGTGGTAAAAATCTTTTACCCCGTGAAACCCTATTTTTAGTAAATTGTTACCGTCAACTAATAATGTTTTAGTCACTTAGTTTTGTTTATATTGTTACGACTCTCTTTCTTCTCTTAAATCAAAATCACCATCGGTTCCGATAATCTCTTTCCAATAGTCAGCATATTCTTTTTTGTATTTCTCAATAGACGCCTTTTCTTCTGATGCTTCTTTTCCAGCAATAAAACCGTGAGGGGTTACAATGATTTTACCATCTTCATAACCTAAACCATTAATGTGGTTTTTCATAACAGATACTTTAGTTCTTGATGCGAACTTAATAGTTCTTTTGTCTTTAGTTGCGGTGATTTTAGTAGTACCCGCACCTTTTTGGTTTCCAAATAAGAAAACTAATGATGAGTTTAACCAAATCGCCTCACCACCTTTAGCTTTAATTTTTGGTTGACCAAATGGATTATCAGGTAATTCAACCCAAGGTTGATTAACAATGATTAAAGTATTTTCAAATTTTGAATCCGCTTTACGACTTCCTGAAATACGTTGGTTAATACCCATACCAATCTTATCGGCTAATGTAGACGCATTATGTTGTTTACCACCTTTACCTTCGTAAGTCATTTTACAAGGAACAGAACCAACTGAATCCCACATAAAACATAAACTATAATCTAACTCACCTTTTTCTTGAGCATCTAATAAGGAATTAATATAATCAGTAATTTGTTCAATATAATCAAAGTTATTGTTGAAAATGTAAAACCCGTCCCAATCTAATTCACCTGTCTCCTCATCAACAACTTCCTCACAATCAAAACCCATAAGTTTAGCGTGTTCAAAAGACCATTTTTGTTCTGTAATAATAAAAACAGGAAGAATTCCTTTTTTCTGAGCATCAACCGCGGTTTTTACCAACGCGGTAGTCTTTCCTGTGTCTGAATGACCTAAGAACATATTCAAATGCCCTATAGCAGGTCCTGGTAACCCAACGGCATCCAAAAAGTCGTTACCCAAATCAAAAAATCTTTGTGGTTTATATTTTGCAGATGTTGAGAACTTGTCTTTAATCGATTTAAAATCGTTTTTCTTGATTGCCATAAATGTCTATGTTATTGTTTTTTTTAGTTAAAAAATAAGAGCTTAGACATTTACATAGACATTGTGTCCTAGTAATTGTCCAAGCTCATTAGTAATATTAGAACGGCATATCTTCGTCAGGTTCTGCGTTCGCTTGTGGGTCTTTGTAAGATGAAGCACTTGAACCTCCACCCATACTCATTTCTTCCGAAGTCGTATCACTATAAACATAACCTCCTTTTTCAGAATCCCAACGTGGAGTTTCTCCTCGTGCAATAGCTTCTAAATAATCGGTTGGTTTTTTAGAGTAAACATCTCTCCAAGATAACTCGTCATTAACCCAAGCATCTGATTGTACTTTGTCTTCGTGTAACGGTTGAACATCATCATACATAATTGTTTGGATGATAGTGTAATCTTTACCTTTAGGGGTTTTCGCTTTAGCCAACTCGATGATTAAATCACGACCCTTTTCAGCGTCAGTAACATCACCTTTGTTTCTCCAAATAGGAATGATTTTGTCCAATACACCTTCATTTTTGTAGTTGTGTTTGAAACGCCAGAATTTAACACCGTCTTCAGGTTTATCTCTGTCGATTACTTTAACAATGTAAAATTTACGTGGTTTGTATTGTTTTGCAAGTTCTTTGTCAGACTCTTTACCTGTTGAGGTAAGTTCTTCGTGAACTTCGCTTAATGGTGAACGTTCGTTGTCGTTCTTTGCAGGGTCATATAGTTTATTCCATTGACCACCGACTTGCATTTCGTGGAACCAAGCCTCAACAAATGGTGAACTACCATCTTTTGTAGGAAGGATACGAATGCGTTTTTGTGCGGAGTTTTGTCCTTGTGGAAGAATAGCGGCGAAGTACTTCTTCATACGCTCATCCATAGACATTTTGTTGGAGTTTCCTCCTGACTGTTGTGATTTCTCGTACTGAGCTAAGACAGAATCTAATGTAGACATCATAATAATTGTTTTTAAAAATTTAAGTTATTTGTATCCCTAAATATAAACCCAATTACTTACTTTGTCAAATTAAAATCCAAAATTCTTTTTCATCTCAGGGTTAAACGAACCCTTAATTTCTGATGGTGTAAAATTCTCAACTTCGTCACTAGTCAGCACATATTCATTTTTTCCCGACTTCTCCATATCCTGTTCTTTATCTATAAAGAAATCAGATAATTTTTGATTGTAAGGTCCTGAATCTAAACTTCTTAACTCTAACTTTTCTTGTGGAGTTTTAGGTCTACTTTTTTCAATAGTAGCTTCTAAAGAATTAACTTTATCCATTAATTGGTCCATCTCACTTAACTTAGATTCTAATGAGTCTAAATGACTAAATAATTTATCAAAATAATCTTCTTGTTTTTGACTCATATCTTTTTGAGCGGTAACTAAATCAGTAATGTCTAATTCCTCAGAGTCTGATTCCTCATCCATAGCCTCTTCACTTTCACCGTCAGGGTTGATTTTTTCAACATCTGGGTCGGTCTTAGTATCTATTGGAGTTGGTTCTCCTCCTCCAACAGGAGCTTCTCCAGCAGGTGGTGGTGTACCACCTTCCTCAGGTGGCGGTGGTGGAATATCTCCACCTGGTGCTGGCAATTCTTCGCCAGGTAATGGTGGTAAATCTTGTTCAACAATATATTTGTTAATTGAATTATACCTTTTAATCTCTTCTATAATTTTTCTATCGATTGTACTCATTGTCTTATCCGTTTAATAATTGTTTAACACCTGTAAGTGTTTCAACTTGAACTTTTTTATTTTTAGACATCATATGGTCAACTCTTTCGATTAACCCATCTTTCATTCTAACGGTATAACATTCGTTAGTATCTAAATCACACACTTGTTTAGTACCATCTCCCATATCTTTTTCAGTGGTTCTGGTTTTCTTACCTAAGTAATTATCTAATATTAATTTTGTGTCCATATTCTTTTTTATTATAAATATTCCATTTATTGTAAATGTTATTGTGTAAATGGTTGACTTACCAAATCTATTTTAGTTGAGTTGAGTGGTCCGTTAGGATAATACTCGACATTTAACGTATAAGTTCCAGGATTTTTACCATTAACCGTACAGGTTTGAGCTCCTGACCCCGAACTACAACCGTGAACTACAATGTTACCTGTAGCGTCTTTAAATTGTGAAAGACCAATATTGTGGAAACTAAAGTTAGGGTCAACAACCCTTAACACTTTAAATTTACCATTGTTTTGTTGTAAGTTATAATAACCATAATCATTACCTTGTATTGTGTCAAACTCACCTAAATAATTAATAGTTACAGGTGGAGGTGGAGGAGTTAATAACCCTAACGTTTTAGCAATATTAATTGCCTCAGTTACTTTATAAACAATATTATCATATTCAACTTTCTTATCCACTTTAAACTGAGCAAAATCTCCGTCACCCATAGTAGATTTATTCCATCGTCTAATCCAACCCTCACTAATCGATTCTGCAGTAGGTTTATATTCCGATGCAACAGGACCCCATTTTGCCATTAGTAATCTATACACGTTATTAATATCACTAAATTCCGCGTATGGATATGAATAACCATCTTTAGCCATAACACAAAGATAACTATTTGGTGTGAAAAATTTAGGTAATTCTCCTGGCCAATTATAATTTAATTTAGCCCCAACAAAGTTATTGTTAAATGTAATAAACTGATTATCAGTATACGATTCAATATAAATTGTTGCAAACGATATTAATTTAACTATATCTAAATCACTAACATCCCTAACTATATTATTTAAACCATCAACAACTTGTTTAGGGCTTAATGACGTTTGTGTAGAATTTGTCGGGATAAATTTAGAATAACCTCCATCCAACTTCGCAGAACAGTTTTGTGAATCATCTGTTTTACCCGCACTAACAATCGTTGAATTATTATTACTTGGCGGTTGTGTAGTTGAACTAGTAACAACTGAATTTGGATTAGCATTAGTTGTAGGATTATCCTTAGCGTTTGTATTAACTTTTTGTTTTAAATCTTTATACAATTCAACAAATAATCTTTTAGTAAGTGTTTGTATATAACTTTCCAATTTAGGTAATGCAAAAATTTGTTGTCTAATTCCTGTAAAGGTAGTTTCAAATCTACCTGGCGATATACTATGATTAACATCTAAAATATAGTAA